TGTCACCATGAGTTCACGAAGCTGCCACGGCGCTGGGTGCGCCTGCGTTTTCCGGCAGTGTCTTCGTGAGGTGGGGGGGTGTCTTCTGCGGGGAGTTCCACCGGCGGGGGCGTCTCGGCCTCGGCGGGCTTGGGCGCCGGCATGGTCTGCCGCCTGCGGAGAGCGAGCTTGTCAAACTGCGGGGCGCGTAGCACCAGCGCGGCGAATGCGTAAACCCGGCAATCGAGCGGTTCGTTCCGTGCGCCGGATGTTTTGTGCCATTCCAGCCGGGGGAAACCTTTCACGAATTTCGTCACGGCTTTTTCTGCGGTCAACCCTCTGAAATACTCGGCGCTGCGTCCCTGCGGGAAATGGCAATATCCAGAGCCGGGTTCGGTGATGCGGAGGCGTTTGTAAACGATGCTCTTCGCGGAATCGACTCCGACGATGTAAACATCGATTGGCCGTGTGGTTTTTTTCCCTGCTCTGCGGCGGGCGGGGTTGCCGACGATGGGCAAGCCGGGTCCGCCTTGTCCTTTCACGCCGTAAACTCTGTCTCCCTTGTGGCGTTTGACATAGCCGTAAACGGCTTGGGTGTTGCTGCCGCCGGTATCGATGCAGGTGGTTTCGATGACCATTTCGCCGCCTGCCTCGGAGGTCCACCGCTTGCGGAGGTAGTCGGTGAGGTGCGTCCACGGGCTTCCTGCCGTTCCCTCCGGGATGTCGGGGTCGCCGAGAATGACATGATAGGCAACGCTCCAGCTTTCTTCGCCGCCTGCCCATGCGACCACTTCGACCTCGAGGCGGTCTTGCTGGGTATCGACGCCTGCCGTGAGGATCAACCCACGGGCGGGAACATCCGCCTGCGGGTAGGGTTCGCATCGTTCGATCAAGGCGTGCTCGCTGATGCGTTCACCGCCCTCTTCCCATGTTTCGCCGAGGCTGGTGTTGATCCACACTTGCAAAGTTGAGGGATCGTCTTTCGCCCGCCCGTGCTCGATGGCGATGTCTGCGATGCTTCGCCAGGGGGAATAGAGTTCGTTGAGATGAAAGCCCGCGATCCGGCTGGGTCCGGCGCTGGCCTGCCACCGACCACGGGAGACCGCTTGGTTTTTCTGCGCATTGGTGATCGTGCCGTTGCAAGCGGGACACCGGAGGGTTGCAAGGTCGCGGCGTCCGTCCGTCCAAACGACATTGCCCCACCGCAGCGGGTGCTCGTGCTGGCAATGCGGACAAGGAACGAGGAAATGCCGTTGGTCGGAAATCTCAAAAGCTCGCTCGATGCGGGAGAGGCCTTTTACGGTCGGGGTCGAGACCATGACCACGCGCCGGTTCCAGAAGTTCTTTGTTCGGGCGATGGCGAGGTTCACCGGATCGCCTTCGGTTCCTGCGCTGGCGGGGTAGCGGTCCACCTCGTCAAGCAGGAGGATGCGGATCGGGCGGGAGGCGAGGCCGCTGGGGGCGTTCGCACCCACAAGCGTGACATGCCCACCCGGAAAGCGTTTGTGAAGGATTGTGTTTCCGCTGTCGCGGGTCTTTGCCGGTCGCACCTTGGAGCGGAGGCTGGGCGAGTCTCGGAACATTGGCGCGAGGCGATCCTTGGAAAATGTCTCTGCCATGGCCTCGTCCGGCTGCACGAGCATGAGGGGCGAGGGGTCGAAATCCACGAAGTAGCCGATGCAGTTCAGAAGGATTTCCGTTTTGCCAACCTGTGCCGAGGACATCACGACAACCTGCTCAATGGTCGGATCGGCTACGGCGTCCATGATGCCGCGCTGGTATTCGGCGCGGTTCGTTCGCCACTGCCCTTTTTCCGCTGCCGCCTCACCGGAGAGTTTGCGCCGGTGGTCTGCCCATTCGCTGATCGTCCATTTCGGAGGGGGGGGAAGGATGCCAAACAGAGCGGCCATGTGGTCGACCGCTCTGTCGCCTTGTTTGGCCGTCATGTTTCCCAAGCCTCGGCCTCTTCCTCTTCTTGCTTTGGCTCGTTTCGTTTGAGGTAGCGATTTACGACTTCGCGCCCGTTGTATTTCGAGCACTCGGTGAGGGCTTCATGGATTAGCGTCTCGATCATTGCCGCGCATTTGTTCGGGTCGTTTTCGTCTGCCACGCGAGGGCCTGCGGTGTTTGGAATCGCCAGCATTTTTGCCCGGAGGTTTGCCAGCCCCTCCCCTACGACTTCGGTAATGCAGGCAGCATCGTGAAGCTGTCCTTGAATTGCTTGCGATTGCGCTTCGAGGATTTCGGCGCGGGCTTTGTAAACTCTGGTTCGTTGCACCTCGTAGTCGCCGGATTCATTGTTCTCCCATTGATTTGCTTTACGAGTTCGCAGAAAACGAATGTAATTGTGCGCCGATTGCCAGAGGTCATACGCTCCGCGACTTGTCCGTATTACAACGGCATCGGCAACGAGTTGATGGACTCTTGCCGGGGTGACTCCGAACAGCTCTGCGACCTCATCAACTCCAGCGTTGGAATATCGCCCTTCGCTTTCTTCAGCTTCTCCGTTTCTTTCCGCAAGTTCATACGCAAGTTTTGACTCTCGCGCCGTCAGGGTTTTCCCATCCTTCAGCTTTTGCAGGATGTTTTTAAATTCTGCATCACGAATTTTTTGCGCTAAGTTTTTTGCTGGTTCTTCCGTTTTCATGGTCTTGTCTTTCTGAGTTCTTCACCGACGATGCACGGAACGGCGTTTCTCCATTTTATGCGGTGGTGCATCCTCCGATAAACCGGACCCATATCAGCGACCTTCACGCAGCTCGGCGCATACATGACGGAGTAAAATGATTTCACGTATGTGCCAGATTCCAAATAAAGCTCGGTCATGCCACCTGAGTTGGCTTGCGTTTGCTTCTGGCAGATTCCGATATTGGGAACGGTCAGAAATAAGACACCGCGCCGGCCTGCGCACGTGTATGAATTTACGTCTTCATTGATCCTGCCGAAAAACCGAAAGTCGCAAGCGGTATTAAATACGAATGTATTCATTGCCTTTCGCCTTAGTTTTAACTTCTTCGCCATCGACCCATTTTTCCCGCCGATAAAATCCCCGTTCTGAGCCATCGCAATAGTTGCCGCCTTGCTCACTTTGAGAAAATCGACCATTGCATCGAACACCCCATCAAGATTTGAGATATTTGTTTTATCGCAAAACTGAAGTTTTCCATCCGCTCGATACCGAAAATCTTGGTAATCGTCGTCCAGCTCAATGAACCATTCCGCGCCCACTTCTTTCGCTACTTCAAAGCAAGCGTTTCGAGCGTAAACTATGGCCCGCCGGTCTCCGAAGTTGTCGCCCTCATCAAAGGTGTCTGAGATTCCTTTTTTGTCGAAGACGTGCACCTGTCCTTTAAACCGCTTTTCATATTCGACCCGGCTTTTGTCTTCGTTGTCGATCAGGATGATGACTCGACCAGTGTAGCCTTGCCGCTTTAAGGCGCGAGCGGTATGGACACGATCAGGTCGCCCGTGCGTCATAATGATGGCGACGAAGTTTTTATTCTTCATCATGGGCGGGGTTGTCCTTGTCGAACATCTCGGCGATGTGATTGCTGAAAACCACGAACCCTTTTTCGATTGCCTTATCGAAGTCTACGATTACCAGGGCCGAATCTTCCATCAGGTCTTGAACGAGCGGATCCGAATGGGCGTAGAACTCGGCGATGTTTTCAAAGTCGAATATGGTGTGCCGATGAGCCGCCGCGATCAGGAAGGATTTTAAGGCAGGTTCGATTTTGGCTACTTCGATCTTTTCCATTATCGCCCTTGTTTTTTTCTCATCATAAAGCTCCGCGACTTCCGGCTTTGTTCCCTTTGGCTCGTATTTAGGGGCTTCGATTTTTCTGGTGTAAGCGTCCCCGGTTCCCTCCCCTGTTCCGAACGCATCAATTTCGCCGGCATCGAATCCCGTAAGCTCGATATCGAACCCGTCCGCCGTCAACCTGTCCAGTTCCGCCTTTAGCATCGACTCGTCCCATCCTGCATTTAGTGCCAACTTGTTGTCGGCGATGACATAGGCGCGGCGTTGGCTTTCGCTCAGATGTCCCAGCCGAAGGCACGGCACGGTTTGCATTTCCAACTTGCGAGCGGCCAGAAGTCGCCCATGCCCGGCAATGATTCCGTTCTCCCCGTCGATCAAAACGGGATTGGTAAACCCGAACTCTCGGATTGAAGACGCTATTTGAGCAACTTGCGCATCGCTATGGGTGCGGCTGTTTGCAGCATAAGGAATTAAAGAGGCAACATTTATGCTCTCGATTTTCTTTGGAATCGTGATATTCATTTTGTAAAATCAAACGGCAGTTTTTTGGTCAATCTCTAACCAAACTCTGCAAGTTTCCGCATAC